TGAGTTAACTGAATTTGATCTGATGCAACTGTCACCATTTAGATGGATAGACATCTTTGGTAATGGCAATTGCATGATGGCAACTGGATTTGACGGATTCGGAATAGTGGCTACAATAGGTGAGAACTCAATAGGTCTTGTGAAGTCTCAGAATGGACGCTTAAAGGCTGTTGCGATTGGTAGCAAAGTACAGGCTACTTCTGCCGCAGACGACTTCCTGAGAGAGATTGAGAGCAGTAAAGCAGCTAACAAAAGCAAGAGGTGGTTAAATGATAGAGCTACACCAAAACAAATGGAACTTTTAAAGAAAAATAATGTTGAAATCAACTTTATGGATTTCTCCTGGACAAAGTATAAAGCCGCTTGTTGGTTGAATTATCTTTGGAATAAAGATGGAATAGATAAAATGGTTAAGGAAATGGGTTATGATAAGAAATAATCTTTTAGATGCGGCTAAAGCAAAGATTAATGTTGATAGAGCTGATGTCTACGGTGATGCAAAGTTAAATCACAAGAGAATTGCAGATGGTTGGAACGTCATCATAAACTCTATTGATGGAGACATTAATGAGGGCCATGTGGTTCTAATGATGGATTGGTTAAAGACATCTAGGTTGCTAGAGTCGATGCACCATCAGGACAGTTGGGAGGATAAAATTGGCTATTCAGCTCTAGGTGGAGAATTTATGATAAAGGAAGAGCAAGATGCCAAGGTTTAAGATGAATGTTTTTTTAATTAGTGAAAACACTGAAGGAGAAATATTTACGAATGAATTTAAAATGATTTGTTTTGTTAGGAATAGTTACGACGACCAGGAAGTAGCTGATCGTGCTGGAGAAATAACTAACGATTATATATTAAAATCTAAAAATAATGTTCTGTTTGGCTCTTGTTTTTATTCAGCTAAAAAAAATGACAAACCTTACAATTGGGAGATTTTTTCTTTTAAAGACAAAGGACTTGACGAGAAGTATACAGAAAGAGATTTACGTCATATGATAAAATTATACACTCCAATTGAGTATATTAAAAAATTTAGATTATTTTCCAAAAAGGAAATGCTTACTAACAACAAACGAAAATTACATTAAGGGGGATACATGACTGATAAAATAAGTCCATTTAAAGAAATAGGACATGTGTGTAAGAAATTTGGTTGGGAAACTAAATTATGTGAAATGTCTCAAGAGCAAATAGAAGTATTAATTTATGCAATACAGCAAACAACACCAATAGAGGAGGAAATTTCCATTGATAGACTTGAAGAGAACTACTTTAGAATCACAGGAAATTGGCCGACAAACAGCACCATCATCCCGTTCTAAAGATTTAGAGAATCAAATCTCAGACGCAGTAGACGAGAAGATCGTTGAGAATAATAAAAAAATACCGAAACGCAACTATATAGGCGCTTCGTCAATTGGTGAGGAATGTAGCAGAAAAATACAATATAGGTTTATGAACTATCCTTCTGATCCAGAAAGGGAATTTACTGCAAAGACATTGCGTATTTTTCAGTTCGGACATGAGATTGAGGATTACGCGGCTAAATGGTTGCGTGATGCAGAGTTTGATTTAAAAACAGAAGATAAGTTTGGAAAGCAATTTGGGTTCGCTATAGCAGAGGATCAAATAAAAGGTCACATAGATGGTGTTATATTGTCGGGGCCAATACCTATTGGGTATCCTGCCTTATGGGAAAACAAATCTGCGAATGATAGAAAGTTTAAAGAGTTTGTAAAGCACGGTGTTGCTAAAACAAATAAGGTTTATGCGACTCAGATAGCACTCTATCAAGCCTACATGGATCTTACGGAAAACGATTGTTTATTCACAGTTGTTAATAAAAATACCAGTGAAGTTTACTATGAGTTAGTTCCGTTTGATAAAAAACTTGCTCAAGAAGCAAGCGATAAAGCAGTAGACATCTTGACTAGTATAAAAGCAAATGACATTCTACCTCGCATAGCACAAAGTAGAGATTTCTTTTTATGCAAATTCTGCGAGTATCAAGACTCGTGTTGGGGAGAAGAACCGAAATGAAAAAAGTGGAGGGTGAAATGTCGGTAAACATCACCCTCCTAGATTAAAACGAACTTTATGTGGTGGGTACAGAATAATGGTAGTAATAAGACTTAGCAATACTAAATCCAGTAATTTAGCAGAAGAAATCAGTGACAAAGTGCCTCGTAGCATACAGTTGCAAGCACTGGTGGATACATACCCAAACGGTGTTATCAGAGGCACTCAATTTGAGATCGGATCGTTAAGCGGTGAGGTCGGAAAATCTCTAAAAATTTCTGTAGATTCTAACCGTGCTGACTTTATGCAGGGTATGGATTTTAGTACCAGTGAAGGTATCGGAGGTATCGCAAAGATTATGATGGAGGGTCGAGGAATGACCCTGAGAGATGTTACAGAATATTTCAGTGACTATTTAGATAGACAAGAATACACCAGACCACCAGAAAACCCGATAAAACCTAATTTAGATGCGCCAGCTCCAGCTAAAGCTAAAGTTCAGATAGATATTAACACTCCTTTTGATGGTGAGCATTTCTATGTATCAGAAGATGGTGAGATCATTTGCTCTGTCCGTAGATACATATCCAAAGATGATTCGGGTGAGATTATGCGAGGATCGGACGGCAAGGCCAAAAAAGAATTTAGACAGTTCTCAGGTCAAAGCACATATCCTAAAATGCCCGACACTCGTCCCTTGTACAACATTCCAGACATTCTGGAAGCAGAGCGCGTTATCTGGGTTGAAGGTGAGAAATGTGCAGATGATCTAAAAGCTATGGGCTACACAGCAACCTGTAACTTAGGGGGTGCAGGTATGTTATCTGTTAAGTCAGCTCCAAGTTACGACTTCTCTCCATTACAGGGTAAACAGGTTATTATCTGGCCTGATAATGATAGTGCAGGAATAAAGATTGCAAAGTTAGTCCAAGATTTAGCCTCCAAAGCAGGGGCTAAGTCTGTAACAATGCTGTCGCCACCAAGGGGTAAGCCTGAGAAGTGGGACGTTTCTGATGCAATCACAGAAGGTTTTGACATCAATAAGTTCTTAAATGAACCACAGCATAAAACTAAACAGAATATTTCTTTAAAAGATAACAGCTTACTCATATCGGAAATGTTTGTAGGTAAAGCACCAGAACAGAAGTTTCTGATCGCAGATACAATACCTCTGGGCGTACCTGTCGTTTTTGCAGCGGCTGGTGATTCGGGAAAAGGAATGATGACACTTGATCTCGCTATGAAAGTAGCGTCAGGGTTCTCAATGCAAAGCTCCTTCGGGGGATTAGTATCTACGCATGGTAATGTAGTCATTATGACAGCGGAGGATGATAAAGACGAATTGCACAGACGTGTGGAGCGACTAGATCCCAGGAGAAAAAGATTTGATTACGAACACGATATGAGAGTGCTTCCGTTACCTAACTTGGGCGGTGTATTTCCCATGATGCAGAAGATAGATAATTCATACGTTATGGGAGCAGAGTTCGAAAGGCTCTATGAACAGATATTAGAAATTGATAACTTAGCTCTGTTTATTGCTGATCCAATGGCATCTTTTGTCCATGCAGACATAAACGCTGATCCAGCGGCAGGGGCGGCCTTCATGGGTATGCTCGCACAGCTATCCACAGAAACAGGTGCAACAGTCATGGTTAATCACCACATGGCTAAGATTAGAGAGAATGAGCCTATCAAAACTCCAGAACAGGCGCGTAACCTTATCAGGGGTACATCAGCTATTGTAGACGGTGTGCGGTCTGCGTTCTCCGTCTGGCAAGTGGACGAGAAGATCGGTCGTGAACGCTGTAAAGATCTGGATATAACATATACAAGAAACACCGTATTCGATGGTGGTGTAGTTAAATCAAACGGTCCAGCTAATCGGGATATACGTCACTTTATTCGGAATCAAGACACAGGTTTACTTGAAGACAGATCACAAGATATTCGTAACTTAGCTCTCTCGGAAACCATACGTTTAAGACAAAACCATATGTACCAGTTTATCGAAATGTGTGAGCGAAATGGCGAGGCAGTCACCAAAGGCGGTAAAGATGATGGCGTGTTTGAATCTATTCGTGTTGCCACATTAACAGAACCTTTCGTAATAGCGTTAAAAGCATTTGAACAAACTACAATAAAAAACACCGTTACCCAACTTCAAGAAAGTGGTAGAATTGACGTATATAGACTTACTCAGGGAGGAGCTAAAAAGTGGCTCGGAACTATGGATGGTGCAATGGCAAATGAGGTATACGAAGCTCGTACTGCAAGAGGTAATCTATAAAATAATTCTTTACTTATCCCGTACTTTATGGTAATTAATAGTATATGAAAGGAATAGAAAATGTTCGCAGTATATAATACAAAAAAAGAAAGACCTACTTTAAAAGAAGCACAAGAATACGTTGGGGGAATGGTTCAAATAGTCTATTGCCCTTCAGATCCTGATG